CAATGTTCGGTGGTAACTACGCCGGAACTTCTGACTCAAGGTTCTCAGAACTTTGTGAAAGATTGCTTGGTGTGAATTTCTACGGTGCTGTCGCTGTTCACGATAGGGTTGAAAATTAATTCAAAAAAGACTTGACATTGTTATCAAAACATCGTATACTGTATAGGTAAGATTGAGAAAAGGAACTGATTATGGAACAAGCACTAGTTGATTATATCACCACTCAGAACGCTGAAACCCAAGCATGGGTTGATGCTGCTGAGGGACGTTGGGCAGGAATGATACCTACCGACCCTGCTTTCTTTGAAGAGAATGGTTGGACTACTCTCGTGAAATACAAGCGTGCTATGTTGGAAGAAGATGCATACTATATGTGTGCAGATGCATACTCTAAGAGTTATGCTCGTATGATGGATTTCTCATCAAAAACTGATGCAGAGTTGGAAGACTTGTGCAACCAATATGGTGATACCATTGAGGCGAATATGAAAGAAGAGACTGAGTGGGCGCAACAGTGTGTCGATACATTCAAGTCTATTCTTAATAACACTATCAACTGTGGGGCTCGTGATGAAGAGACTGCTCTACGTTGGTTAGTAGAGGGTGAAGACTTTTACCACAGTCAAGACGTTGAGTCTTTTGTTTATGGATACGGTATCCTATTCACAGACTATGGTAAAGAAATTGTCAAAAAAATAATGAACATTGTAACCTACAAGGAGTTTGTATAATGGTAGATGTGATTCGTGATATCAATATCCTAGAGTCTTTATTGATTGCTATGGATGAGGGTGCGTCTGATGAGAAGCGAATGGCGCTTCAGTCAATCGAAAATTTGATTGCAGAGAAGAAAGAAATTATCTCTGCATTTGAAAAGGAGTTTGCAAATGATTCGCAACAAGCAACCATCTGATGAGATTGTAATCGACCTCACAGGCCCGCAAGGAAATGCATTTTTCCTTTTGGGTGCTGCAACGAGGTTTGCAGAAGAGTTAGGTGAAGACGTAGACGCCATCATTACAGAGATGAAGTCTAGCGACTACGAAAACTTGATTTCTGTGTTTGATAAATACTTTGGACACTTCGTAATTTTGGAGAGGTAAATGGAAGCATTAGAACATTCAATTTTGGCAACTGGACTTCTTGCCGTGTTTTACTATGTTGGTGTACACATGGGCAAAAAGGTTGCTGTTGAGGATGCGATTGAGTTAACGCTTGATACGCTCGAAAAGGGAAACTTTATAAAAGTTGTCTATAACGAAAAAACAAAAGAAAAAGACCTAATACCTCTTGACAAGTCAATATGACTATGATACTATGGTTAGGTTAGTGAGAAAGAAATGTATAAAACTTTAGAAGAGGCAGTTGTTGCTGCCAAGGAAATGTGTGAGGTACTAGAAACCTATGTAAAGATTACTTTGTGTCCAGAAGGTACAGGGTATGAACTATTTGGTACTGGTGAACTCGTAATGAACGTGAAGGAATAAACTATGAAAAATTCAATTATCGGAACTGTTTTGGTAACAACTCTTTTAGCAGCACCAGCTTTTGCTGACACTAGAGATGCTAGTGTTAAGGATGTTTATAAAACAGTAACAAAACAAATTCCCCATACACAAAATATCTGCAATACTGTAGATGTTCCTATCTATGGAACTGTGGGTGGTGGTGCATCTGGTGCTGACGTACTAGGTGGAATGATTATTGGTGGACTACTTGGTAAAGGTGTCACTGGTAAAGATGACGGTGCAGCTGCTGGTGCAGTCTTGGGTGGAATTATTTCTGCTGATAAGAAACGAGGCAAACAACAGATTGTTGGTTATCGTCAAGAACAACGATGTAATCGACAGACTACATATACTACAGAAACTAATGAGATTTACTCTCATAGTATCGTGACTTTCTACCATGAGGGACGCAGGCATCAAGTTACATTTAACCGTTACTAATGGTTAAATTTCTGCCCGTAGCTCAACTGGATAGAGCAACAGCCTTCTAAGCTGTAGGTTATAGGTTCGAGTCCTATCGGGCAGGCCAATTATTTTTTGAGGAATAGATGAGGTATAATAAACACAACAAAAGAAAAAACTTTAAACAAGAACAGCAACCACAAGGTTTGACTGTTATTGTTCGTGATAATGATGTGAATAAAGCATTAAGGGTTCTAAAGAAGAAACTATTGAATGATGGGTTCTTCCAAGAGATTAGGGAAAGATCATTTTATGAGTCCAGAGGTACTAAACGTAGGAAGGCAAAGATGGCTGCTACGAGAAGGTACAAAAGGAATATGGAAAAACGTAAAAATGAACTTGGTTATTAAGTAAGGATTTAGAAATGGCACGGCGTGCGAAGACTATAGAAAACGATTCGACTCTACCAAAACCACGCAAGAAGCGTAAACCAATGACTGCCGAACAGAAAAAGGCAGCGGGGGAACGTCTTGCAAAAGCTAGAGAGAAACGTCTTGCAGAAAATCCACCACAATATAAAAGTATTCATCCTTCAGTTTTAGAAAAAGGTGACGATGATGCTTGGTCACATAAGAAAGTTAAAGAGTGGATTAAAACTCAAAAGAGTTTGATGTCTGCTGAACGTGCGAATATACGAGCTAAAGTTAAGGGTGCGATTGCACGATACGAATCCCATCGTGGATATATCAGAAACTTAGAAACTTATCTAAGAACTGGAGAATACCATGATATGTTTTGGGGCGAGTATCAAGAACATCGTTGCAAGTCAATCTGTCTTGTGATGGCATACCATCCAGACGGAACACCAAAGAGAAGTGTTGGAACATGGTATCCAGACATTCGAATGGAATGGACAAAGGAAATGGAAAATGAGTAATAACATAGTTCAATTTCCTTTTAAGAAAAGGATTGTGGTAGACAATACTGGCGCTCAAGTTCGTGAACATATGCTTTTCGCTGAGAATTTGACTGAAGGACTTGTTGTAAACATGATACACAATATGGCTGAGAATGGAATAGATGTAGATCAACCAGACTTTCTCAGAGATACATCATTCTTAATTGAGTTGGTGAAGAGCATGATATATAGAGATGGTGAACTTAATCACCCACTACAGGACTTCACTAAGATGTTCACTGCATACATTGAAGAAGAGGATGGAAGCAGTACATTAGATATTAACCTTGATATGATTAAAGACGTATCAGAAGGATTTGGAGAAAAAGATGATGAAGAATAGTTTAATTCTGGCAGGAGTTGCAGCACTGTTTGCTAACTTTGCTAGTGCAGATGGTGAACGTGCATTTAAGAAATGTGCGAGTTGTCATTCCATTGATGAAGGCGGTAAGAATAAGAATGGGCCTAACCTATGGAATATTATGAACCGTGGTATTGCAAAGTCAGAGGGTTTCAAATATAGTAAGAAATTCTCAGAGTGGGGAACATCATTCCCAGAAGGATGGGATGAGTCTCTTATGGACTTGTGGTTAACTGATTCTAAGAAATTGGTGAAAGGTACTAAGATGCGAGTTAAGGTAAAGAAAGAAAAAGATCGTCTAGCGATTATAGAATACCTTAAAGAGAACGGTGTTCAACCAGAGTAAGTTAACGCCTGTTTAGCTCAGCTGGTAGAGCAACTGATTTGTAATCAGTAGGTCGGGAGTTCGATCCTCTCAACAGGCACCAGAATTGTTAGGAATTGAAATGTGGACTTTGATATGGATATTGTTTGATGCTGGTACTCCAAAGGCAGTAATGATGGGAAACTATTTTTCTATGGTAGAATGTTTCTCAGAAAGAGAAATGCTGTCTGAAAGTGCTGGGGGTGGACAAGGATACTTTCCTGTAAACCAACAGGCGATTTGCGTTCAGCGAGGGCCTGAAGATATAACTTGGTATAATTTCCAAGACTCTTTATATTAACGGAGTATAGCACAGTCTGGTAGTGCGCTGCGTTTGGGACGCAGAGGTCTAAGGTTCAAATCCTTATACTCCGACCAAAAATCTATTGACATTTGGTTATGTATCCTATATAATAGTATGATAAAATAAGTGAGAAAATTATGATTCTAGTAGATATGAACCAAGTAACCATCAGTAATTTGATGGTACAAATAAACTCTACAAAGAACAAGCAAGTCGATGAAGACTTGGTGAGACATATGGTTTTGAATTCTTTACGGATGTACCGTTCAAAGTTTTCGGAAGCATTTGGTGAACTTGTACTTTGTTATGATAGCAAAAAGTATTGGAGAAGAGAATACTTCCCCAACTACAAATCGAACCGAAAGAAGGATAGGGCTAAGTCTGATTTAGATTGGAACACAATCTTTGAAACACTTAATCGTATTCGTGATGAGATTCGTGAGACTTTCCCCTACAAAGTTCTTGAAGTGGAAGGTGCAGAAGCAGATGATTGCATCGCTGTAGTTTGTAAACACATTTCAAAAACTCCAAACGAGTTTGAACACATCTTAATATTGTCTGGTGATAAAGACTTCATCCAGCTACAAAAACACAACTTTGTTCAGCAGTACAGTCCTGTACTCAAGAAGTTTGTCAATGGAGTTGACCCGACTATATATATTAAGGAACATGTGTTAAAGGGTGATAGGAGTGATGGTATTCCAAACTTCTTATCACCCGACAATACATTCGTAGATGAGTTACGACAGAAACCTATGTCTAAGAAAAAGATTGCTGGTTGGATTGAGAATGAACCAGAAGATGTTTTCAATGAAGAGATGATGCGTAACTATCAACGAAACAAAACGCTAATTGATTTGGAGTGTATTCCACAAGACCTGACTGACAAGATTCTAGAAGAATATAGAAAACCGCCAGAAGGTGACAGGAGTAAACTACTAAATTACTTTATAAATAAGAGATTGAGAAATCTTATGAATGATATCGGAGACTTTTGATTATGAGTAAATCAACATACACACCTCTACTTTCTGAGGTATTAAAGAAAGTACACAATGCAAAGACGAAGGGCAAGAAGATTGAAATTCTAAAGGAACACGATTGTGATGCCTTGAGAATGGTTATCAAGTCTTCTTTTGACCCAGCAATCGAATGGGAAATCCCTACAGGGGAAGTGCCATACAAAGCAAACGAAGCAGAAGAAGGTACTGAACATACTGTCTTGCGTAGAGAGTCTAGAAAACTTTATCACTTTATCAAAGGTGGTAACAACGCTCTTCCTACGTTTAAGAAAGAAAATATGTTCATTCAGATGCTTGAAGGTTTGCATATTTCAGAGGCAGAACTAGTCATCGCCGCAAAAGACAAATCCTTACATAAGGTATTCAAAGGACTTTCAGACAATGTAGTGAAAGAAGCTTTTGGATGGAATGACAATTATCAAAGGAGTCAATAACAATGTTGACAGCAAGTCAGTTCAAAGAACTATTTCCTAATTGCAAAGACCCAGATGGATGGGTAGATGCAATGAACGAAGTCTTCCCGAAATATGAAATCAATACACCAGAACGTATTGCATCTTTCATAGCTCAGTGTGGACATGAGAGTGGTGGTTGGAGAGTGTTCTCTGAAAACCTTAACTACAGTGCCAAGGCGCTGGATGCAATCTTCGGCAAGTACTTCAAACGTGCCGCCAGAGATTCAGAACCATATCACAGACAACCAGAAAAGATTGCTAACGTAGTCTATGCTAACCGTATGTCGAATGGGGATACTGAATCTGGTGATGGATGGAAGTATCGTGGCAGAGGCCCAATCCAGTTGACAGGTAAAGCAAACTATAGTGCATTTGCCTCCGACATGGATGTTGACGTTGTTGACAATCCAGACATGGTTTCAGAAGATAAAGAGGTAGCTCTCATGTCCGCCATTTGGTACTGGAACAAAAATGGATTGAACCGTTATGCAGATAGTGGTGATATCAAAACAATGACGAAACGTATCAATGGTGGTTACATTGGTTTAGAAGACCGTATCCATCACTGGAAAGAAGCACTACACATGTTGGGTAGTGATGCTTCAGAACACGAATCAGATGATGAGTTTGTGGAAGAACCTTCACCAGAAGATATCGGAGTATTACGAAGGGGTATGAAGTCAGTTGGTGTTGTGATGATGCAAGAAGCATTAGGTATCACAGCAGACGGTGACTTTGGCCCTGGCACTGAACGTGCGTTAAAAGAATGGCAAAGTGCCAATGGGTTAGTTGCAGATGGGATTGCTGGGCCTGCAACACTAGGAGTGCTCCTAGTTTAACCAGCGTGTCTCGGCGGAGTTCTTCTCATCCTTTCTCTCTCTTACAACCACAGAGAAGAACTCCGCCGCCGTAAGGAGAAATCTATGTCAGAAATTACACCAATATTACCTGTACAAATAGTCAGTAACTATACAAGAACTTATAGTACAGGAGACACCACAACTACTGCAATAGTCAAATATTCTAAGGTTGGAGATGGTGCTGTCACAGTATCAGAGATGACCTATACCACATACAATGCTAGGGGAGAAGCTGTAGAACGTCACGAATCGCCCAGAGAATTGGGTAAACTTGTAGATATTTCTGCATGATTATTAAAAATAATTGAAAATAATTTCTAAGTCCCTGTTTTTACAGGGATTTTTTTTGGCGAAAGTGCTTGACATTTGTTATCATAACAGGTATAATGGCTACATAAGATAGAGAAATAGAGGTGAATATGAATTTAGTTGATGTCAGAGGCGGTACAAAGTTTCAGAAAGAAGTTGCTTTCAAAACAGTATGTCAGATGATTACTGAATTGATGCCCCGAATGAAGACTTTAGAGATTACAGTTCGCATTCGTAAGTTCAATGATGATGCAATAGGTTACTGTATGATGGAAGATACCAATCGACAGTTTGATATTGAGATTAGTAAAGACTTGCCTTTGAAAGATTTTGTGACTGCCCTGTGCCATGAGATGGTACACGCTAAGCAGTATGCTCGTAATGAGATGTCTGGTGACGCTATAGACAGACGTTGGAAGAAAACCACTGTATCGGATTCAGTTGGTTATTGGGACTTGCCTTGGGAAAAAGAGGCATACCGATTGGAAGGAAAACTTGCTCAGATTGTTTGGGATGCAAATATTTTGTAAAACCTATTGACAATCTATTGACAGTTTGATATTATAGCTATGTTGAGAATGAAATGGAGTACTAAATTATGACACAAGTTGCAGTAATACATACCGCTTTTGAAGAAACCCCACGAACAGTTGCTTTGGTAGAAGTTGGTGACCTAACTGGTACACAAGCTTTAGAGTATGCTTATCGTTGGACTAACAATGTTCAAGGTTCGTGGAGTATCAAAGAATTTACACTAGAGTCTGACAATGGTGTAACAATGCAGAATGGTGACTATAATGAGAATGTCACTGTAATGGCCGACCTTCCAGTGTACGAGGGTAAGACGTTTGGAATGCGTTCTACCTCTATGGGAGATCAGATGTTAATGGGAACTACTAAGTATAAAGTTGCCGCAATGGGTTTTGAGGAGATTGTATAATGGGAAGAGTGAATGCATACTTGATGGATGTACAGGAATTTGTTTTTGATTTCTATACAGACTCAGGCGATTTAACGAGTGAAGTTAGTACTACTGATGATATTATCAAAGCAGTGAAAGAAGAGTTTGGTAATGGAATGGCAGTAGATGCTGCAAGGGAACAAATCAGTCAAATTGAACATGGCTGGTGGTGAGGATAATTTATGATTAAAGAAATAATACTTGCGTCTATGTTGACCTTTCATGGACATCCAATTGCTCCAGAGGATTTGACTCAAGGTGAGTTGGATACCTATATGCAAATGGAAACAGGGTGTCTCGCTGAGAACGTATACCATGAAGCACGAGGACAAGGTGCAGCAGGACAGATTGCTGTTATCTTCGTGACATTGAATCGTGTAGCAGACTCAAGATTTCCAAACAGTATTTGTGATGTTGTCAAACAAGGGCCTCATAAACCTAGTTGGACAGGTTCGGGTGAGATGATACCAGTAAGACATAAGTGTCAGTTCAGTTGGTATTGTGATGGTAAGTCTGATGAGATTCATAATGATTCTGTATATCAGAACATTTATACCTTGACAGATTTGATTATCAATGGTACAATACATACTATAGACATCACAGAAGGTGCAACGCACTATCATGCTGACTATGTATTGCCTGCTTGGGCAAAAACTAAAACAAAAACGATTGAGATAGAAGATCACATCTTCTACAGATGGGAGAAGAAATGAATGTATTTTACCTAAGTGCTTATGAGGACATGTGTGCCCAGATGCATTGTGATTCGCATTGTTCTAAAATGATTATTGAGTATGCTCAACTAATGTCTACTGCACATCGTACTATGGATGGTGAGATGTATTACGGACTTACTAAGAACGGACGTAAAATCAAACGGTGGAAGATGGATGATGATGTTATGGAAACAACTCTATACAAAGCATCACACATTAATCACCCTAGTGGTATTTGGGTAAGACAATCTGCAAAGAACTACAGGTGGTTGTATCGTATGTGGACAGAACTCAATACAGAGTTTATGTGGCGTTATGGTAAGGATGTACCACATGAGAGTTATCGTAAGTTGAATGAGTTGTTGTTTGACATTCCAAAGAACATGAAAGAAGGTGTATTCACAGAACCCACTCAAGCAATGCCAGATGATGTAAAGAACAAAAGTTCAATTACGGCATATCGGGACTACTATATAAAGTATAAGACACATTTACACAACTGGAAGAATCGTAATGTGCCTTACTGGTTGGAGGAAAATTATGCTACATAAGATT